TAGGAAAAAGCCTTTAATTTAGCGCTTAATTCGTCAAGGTTTCTGTAACCAACCGGGATTTCAATTGATCGTCCACCGAAATTCATCTTACGCATAACAGCGTATCTTTGTCTAAATGTATAAAAAGATACATGACCTAGGAGCTCAGGCCGTAGAAAGTCACATTGCATAAATAAATCTAGTGGCGATTTTGTGACAGGAGAACCTGTTAAAATTCTTCTATATCTAGAGTGCGATGCAAGAGAACATATGTTTTTAGTTCGTTTAGCATCTTTGTTTTTGATAGTTGTAGACTCATCAATAACCATCATAGTTCTATGGCACGATAAAAATTTAGCCGCAAAGTCAACACCTTTTTTAGTAGAAAAGGCATCAACATTCATGCATAGAATATGCAGTTTTTCGTTTGTTTCAAACAAACTTTTTAAAAGTCTATCTTGTTTTTGAGTAATGTTAGCTTGCCATAATACAGATGTAGTTTCTATATGCTCAGGTAGGTGTTCAGGTATTTCACCTTCGTGCCAATTCTTATACACACCTTTAGGTGCAATAATTAACAAGCCATCAATCTTGCCATTGTCATAAAGCATAGCTGCATTATCAATTAATACTTTAGATTTACCCGTACCCATCTCCATAAAATAGGCATAGTATTCTTTCATCCAAGAATTTTCTAACGCAGTTACTTGGTGTGCGTATGGTTTTGTCTTAAATTTATAGTTCATATTTTTTCTTCTTTCTTGTTGACAATGCATTATATTAATTTATAACAAATGTCAATGAAAGAAAATACAGTTTATGTAATACAAGAAATTGCAGGAACTCGAGAGGGTAAACCTAGAATAAATATTATGGGTGCATCTGAGTACGGTTCTCTAAAATTTTTATTACCCGAGCTTTCACAAATTATATTTTCTCCGGGACCATTAATTTTTAAATTAAGAAAAGTCCTGAGAGATTTTACAAGTGAAGATTATCTTTTATTAACTGGAGATCCTGCTATAATCGGTGTGGCTTGTTCGATTGTATCAGATATAACAAACGGTAAATACAAGCTATTAAAATGGGATAAGCAAGAACGAAGATATTATCCTATCAACATTAATCTTTATGAGAAAGGAGAAATAGATGATTGATGAAAATACAAAAGTTAAAGTGTTCACAGGTAGTGGCTCTATTAACTTTGAAGATGACAGGAAGGAAAGCTTAGGAGAAGTCGATAACGCTAAAGCCCTTTCTGATCAAGTAACCAAACTACAATCTCTCGAAGACGAGATTGAAGAGCAAGAGAAAAAACTTAAGGAGTTGAAAAGAAATCAAGAGTTATTATCAGGAGAAGTTATTCCTACGATGATGACGGAGATGAATATTTCAACATTAAAATTAGCAGACGGTTCCGCTGTTGAAGTGAAACCCGTCTACGGTGCTTCTATTCCTGTTGCAAAAAAGGAAGAAGCATATACCTGGCTTCGTGAAAACGGCCTAGGTGATCTTATTAAAAATGAGATCACTGTTGCTTTTGGTCGTAACGAGGACAACAAGGCAATGGCTTACGCCACCCTTGCACAGGGTCAAGGATATGAACCTATCCAGAAGTTAAAGGTTGAACCTATGACTCTAAAAGCATTGGTCAGAGAGCGTCTTGAATCTGGACAAGAAATGCCCTCTGATCTATTTAACGTGTTCGCAGGCAACAGAACCAAAATAACAAGGAGCAAGTAACATGAACCAAGTAGCAGAAAAAAAGACTGCACCACTTCCTGCCAATACATTTGAGCAGGACGCAGGTCAAGGTCTTGGTAAGTTAGGTCAAGAGGATCTAGCATTACCGTTTCTAAAAATCCTAGGACAGTTATCACCTGAAGTAAATAAACGGGATGGTAAATATGTTGAAGGTGCAGAGCCAGGAATGATATTCAATTCTGTCTCTGGAGAGTTATATGATGGTACGGTTGGCATTAGTGTCATTCCGTGTTTTTATAAACTCGAATACATAGAGTGGAAAGATAGAGGAGAAGGATCAGGTGCACCCGTGCAAATACATGACTCTTCTTCAGACATCATGAGTCAAACAAAGACTGATGCAAACTACAAAGATAGATTACCAAACGGTAATTATATTGAGAAGACTGCATCTCACTTTGTTATGATTACCAATCCTACAGCAGCCACTGCTTTGATTTCTATGAAATCTACTCAATTAAAAATTAGTAGAAAATGGAACTCAATGATGGCAGGTATAAAGATGAAAGGAAAGAATGGTATGTTCACTCCTGCATCTTTTAGCCACGAATATAAGTTAAAGACAGTTCAAATGTCTAATGACAAAGGTACGTGGTTTGGTTGGGAGGTACAGAAGATAGGACCTGTAGCAAATGCAGAGCTGTACCAACAAGCAAAAGCTTTTGCCGAAAGCATTTCTAAAGGAGATGTCAAGGCGAAACATGGTGAAACCGATAAAAAGGATTCATCACACTTCTAATTCCTTTGGGAATAGTTGCAACAGGGGCGGGGAAGCGAGAGTGGAACCGCCCTTACTGATAGGATATGGAAGAAAAATTTATACAGATATTTAGTGGGTTCTCTGAGAACTATGGTCAAGCTGATATGCAAAGGCTTGAGGTAGATCCTATCTCTAAAAAACAAAAACCTGAATACAGATGGGCACAACAAAGACTTACAGATGATGCATACAAAGATCATTTGATAGGTACAAAGTCAATTGGTATTCAACCATGTAATGAAAAGAATCACGCACGATTCGGTGCAATAGATATTGATCCACAAGAATATGTAGACTTCGATAGAAAATTTTATTTAGATAAAATAAAAGAATATGAATTACCAATCATACCCATACTTTCTAAAAGCGGTGGACTTCACTTGTATGTATTTACAAAAGATTTTATTCCTGCAAAAATTATAAGATCATTCTTAACAAACTTAATCCCAATATTTAATTTAAAACCTGAAACAGAAGTGTTTCCAAAACAAACAGAACTTGTCAAAGATAGTGAGACAGGAGAGATGAACAAAGGAAACTTTATTAATCTACCATACTTTAAAAAGACAGAACGAAGAGCTCTGAACTATGATGGGACAGAGTTTAGCTTTGAACAATTTATACAACTCGTTGAAGAAAATTTTATAACAGCAGAAAGAATAAAAGAAATAGATGACAGCTTAGAGAAAAAAGTTTTAGAAGGATCGAATGCAGAGTTTAGTGATGGTCCACCATGTCTAGCAGCACTATCAAAAAATAAATTATCTGATGGTAGAGATAGATTTCTTTATAACTATATGGTGTTTGCTAAAAAGAAATATCCTGACAATTGGGAAGAGAAAGTTATGAGTGCACCTGTCTTATACTTTGAAGATTCAGTTGCGTGGTCTAAACAAAAACTTACACAGAAGATTAGATCATGGAAGCAACAATACAAAGGTTACACTTGCAATCAAGATCCGATTGCACAACATTGTATGCGTGGACTTTGTGTTAAAAGAACTTTTGGTATTGCATCAGACTTTCAAGATTCATATCCACTGTGTGCAAACCTAGAGAAAGTTGATCTTGAACCAGAACCAGAGTACAACTTTGATGTGACTTTACCTGATGGACAGACAGTAAGATCTGTGCACTGTAAAACAATCGAACATCTAACCGATCAAAGAAAAAGAAGAAACTCAATAGCAAAGTATGCAGGGTTTGTACCACCATTACAAAAAGGTGCAGACGATCAAAAAGTTTTAGATGCACTATTTAAAACACAAAAGGTTATGCCACCACCCGTGGGCACCACACCAAGAGAAAAACTACACGACAATGTTTATCAAAAGATTACAGGACCTGAAGCAAAGAACGATGCATCATTCAAGACAGGCACGACTTTGATACAGGATGGGTATGCATACTTTAAATTTGATGTGTTCTACAAAAAGTTAAAAAATAAAGGTTGGCGTTATCAAGAAGACAAGACAGGATCAATGATGCTTAAGATATACAAAGATTGTGACATAGATTTTCTAGACCAAAAAAGATTTCCAACAACACAGAAAGGTAAACACAATAGCCCAACTAAAAATGTTGTAATGATATCTGTACAGAAGTTTGACAGAATAAAAATTTATCACAAAGTTACAGAACACAAGAAGGACATACTATGATCAGAAAGATATTAGGACCACCAGGAACAGGTAAGACCACTAAACTTTTAAAATATGTACAAACCTTTTTAAAATTAGGTACACCCATAGAAAAGATTGGATACTTTGCTTTTACTAAAAAGGCAGCTACAGAAGCAAAAGAAAGAATGCTTAAACTATTTCCACAGTACGGCTACAGAGATCTTAAACATTTTCAAACTCTACACTCACTAGCATTTACAACTTTAGGTATGAAGAAAGATAATGTTATGCAGGCAGAACATTACGAAGAGATAGGTAAGTCACTTGGTGTACAAGTTTCTGTATATAGAGGTGGTGAAGAAGAAACAGGATACATAGATTCAGATAGTGAATACTTTAATTTAATAAATATTGCACGAATCAAAAACATATCTATCAGAGATGAATACGATACTGATCTATACTCTGATGACATGGATTATAATTTAGTAGAGATCATACAAGCAGAACTTAACAATTATAAAAAATCTTTTGCACTCTATGATTTTACAGACATGATAGAAAAATTTATTGGGTCAGAATTATGCCCTAAATTTGATGTAGTATTTATTGATGAAGCACAAGACTTATCACCAATACAATGGAAGATGTACGATATCATAAAACAAAATACAAAGATGATGATTCT